ATGCCCGCCGGCATACTTGCCCGGCACCTTGGCGCCCGGCATTGTCGGCAAGATGTGATAGCCGTTCTCGCGCAGGTTCGCGGCAACGCAGTGGTAGGGGGATGAGGCGGTCAGCATGGCGGGAACTCCCGCCCCACCCATTCGATACGTCGCCCTATCCATCGCATGACGTTGACTGCCATGCTATTCCCCAGCGCCTTGTAGCGCGGCCCGTCCGGACATTGGTCGGCGGGCTTGTTGCGGTAGGGAATGGCCGTCCAACCGTCTGGAAACCCCTGTAGCCGCTCGCATTCGGTCGGAGTGAGGCGACGCAAAACGTGTGGAGAACACAAAATACCGCCGCCCCCGCCGCCATTATTTCCGCCCTGAGCGCCAAGTGTGGCCCACGCGTCGCCGTCACCGAATGCCCGGTCGCCCTGGTGTCCAGTTGTGTGAGCGCCTGACCCGAACGTCACCGCCTGCACCCTGTTGCGGGCTTCCAGTGTGTATGCCGCGCCGTCGGCGCGAAAGCCCGCGCCCCCCGGCCCGTTGTCCGGGTTTTCCGAGACGGCGCGCTCCTGAATGGCAATCGGCACCAGTCCGCGATGATCCCGAAACCCAGAATTAGCATCGCCGCAGGCAGTCATCGTGTCCGCTATGATCGGAACGATGGGCGTTCCGCGCCCCGTCCCGTCCTCGCTGGCGTCAAAGCCCGCCCCGCGTAAGGTGTGGGCGATCATGGTTTCGCTTTCGTAGTCGATACGGCCCATGCCGCCAGCGTTCAGGCAATGGGAAACCGGCCCGGTTGATGCAATCAATCCTCCGTCGCAGTCGAAGTCCGTTCCGAGGCCACCACCGCATGTAGGGCGCGCGCTAATTGTGGAGGCAACTTCTTGCCACGCTTCTCTACGCGGCGGAGAATTCCCCGACATGCTTTCGGCGTCAAAAAGTACCGCCGCGGCACGTCGCCAGTCTCCAAGATATCCAATAACGAACACACGCCTTCGTCTTTGCGGGACGGCCCGCTCCAGTCCGTCCACTCGCACGTACTGAGCGTCAAGCACCCGATATGCGAACCCATACCCGAGTTCCCCCAGCCCCGTGAGGAAGGTTCCAAAATCCCGCCCTCCGTTGCTGGAAAGCACGCCCGGAACATTTTCCCAAACACACCAGCGGGGACGATGGCGGCTAGCGATGGCGAGATAGGTGAGCATGAGATTTCCACGCGGGTCATCAAGTCCTCCCCGAAGTCCCGCGACAGAGAAGGACTGGCAGGGGGTTCCCCCGACAAGAAGTTGAATAGGTTGTCCATCTGGCCACTCCTTGAATTTGGTCATGTCGCCCCGGTTCGGAATGCCAGGGTAATGATGCGCTAGCACCGCCGCCGGGAATTTTTCGACTTCGCAAAACCATGCAGGCTCCCATCCGAGCGGGTGCCAGGCCATTGTTGCGGCCTCGATGCCGCTGCAAACGCTCCCGTAGATCATCAAAACGGGATTTCGTCATCAGCCTGCGCGCGCAGCGCATCGCAGGCACCGACGAAGACGCGCGTGCAGAATTCGGCCCACTCCGCTTCGGTCAGGGACGCGAGGTCGGTCTTGCCGATGCCATCAAGATACGCGCCGCCCGCATTGCCGCCCTCGACGGCCGCCTTGCGTTCGTCGGATGTTGCCGGGTTGTGTGCCATGAATGCCCTCGCGCAGTCGAATGAACAGAATTGATGAAAGCCGCTCTGGCCGGGGTCCGCCGGCAGGCTGATTGCATAGGGACCGGACTGGCGGCGGCAGACGGCGCAGGGGTATCCGGGCATCCGGGTCATGCTGGCCTCCTACTGTGTGCTGGGCAGAACTTGGAATTCCGGTTGCTCTTATTGTCGGCTGTCGCCACCGGCGCGTGACACCCCTTCTTCGCGCACCGCTTGACTTCGACATGGGTCTCTGCCGCCCAAGGCTCGCATGACAGACTGACGGCCTGATATCGGCCCTCCACAAAACTCGCCATCGGCTTAGTTGCAAGCATTCTGACTTGGCGCTTTTTCATTCGGCGGCCTCCATCATCCGGGTGCCGCGCACACGCGCTATCACGTCGTATTTGCCTTCCCGCCGCACCACGGCTTCGCCTGGCGCGCGGATTTCGTCGCGCCTGACCAGCGCCTCCGCCACGGTATCGGGCGGGCTGGTCCCGGCCATATGCTGCCACCACGTCACCGCCTTCTGCCGCGGAAAGCCGGTGTGCTCGAAGCAAACCCACTCCCGGATGCACTTGCCGTCCACAAGGTATTCGACACGCATTGACGGCGTGCCGCCGCCCGCCCTGACATGTCGGGCCAGAGCGAAGTCAGTAACCGGGCGCCAGTCATCTTCGGCGGTCATGTTCATGATCGCAGCCGTGCTAGCCTGCCGGTCGATCTTCGGCTCCGGCGGCGGGAATTCGTGCCCGCAATCCGGGCATTGCATGGTCGCGATGAACAGGATCGATTTGCATTCGGGGCATGTCTTGGCCGGGATGTCGCCTTTCTCCGCGTCAGGGTCTTTGGCTTTTCGGCCAACATCAAGGACATTGATCGCGTCAACCGGACCGTGCTTGATGACCAGCTGTGCGAAGTCCAGAACCAGGCAGTTCGTCTTGTCCGGAGCGATCCGAAGCCCGCGCCCGACCTGTTGGAGATAGAGGCCGGTCGATTCCGTGGGCCGCATCATCGCCAGCAGGTCAGTGCAGGGCGCGTCGAAGCCGGTTGCGATCACATTGACCGAAGTCAGGCACCGGATGCGCCCGGCCTTGTAATCCCGGATGAGCCGGTCGCGCTCGGGCTTCGGCGTCTTGCCGGTGACGACTTCGCAGGTAAAGCCGTGCGATCGGATCTCGTCGCGCACCATCTCGGCATGTTCGACGTTGATGCAGAAGGCCAGCCATGACCGGCGCTCGCGTCCGAAATGGACGACTTCCGCCACCGCGTCCCGCGTCACCTCGTGGGTGGCAAAACGGTCGGCCATTTCCCGTTCAATGTAGTCTCCCGCGCGTCGATGCAGGCCCGTCAGGTCGAAGGTCGTCTTCGGGCTCTTGGAAATCAGCGGGCAGAGATAGCCACGCTCGACCAGCATGGAGATCGGAATGTCGTAGCAGATGCCATCGAAAATCGCGCCATGCCCAGCGTGAAGCGGGCCACTGTCCAAACGAAAGGGCGTTCCGCTGTAGCCGACTATCTTCATTTCGGGATTGATAGCCCGGAGGTCTTTGATCAGCTTGCCGTACTGCGAGTTGGTGTTGCGCCCCACGAGGTGCGCCTCATCGACTATCATGAAATCGAAATAGCCAAGCTGTTTCGCTTTTCGATACATCGACTGGACGCCGCCAAAGATGATCTGCGAGCGCGACTGTTTTCTGTTGAGTCCGGCAGAGTAGATGCCCGCTGGTGCATTCCACCAGAGCCGCATGAGCGTCTGGTAGTCCTGCATGATTAGCTCTCGGACGTGCGTTGCGAGCAAAATTCGGGTGTCTGGAAAATCCTCAATTGCCTTCTTCATCAGCATTGCGGCCATCAAGCTTTTTCCGCTGCCGGTAGGGGCGCACACCAATGGAGCATCACCCTTGCCTTCGGAGAAATACTCGTAAACACAACGAACAGATTCCTCTTGATAATCTCTCGGCTGAAATGTCACAGTAGCCTCCCCTCTTCTCTTGCGAATTCCTCTGGCATCTTGTCCCTCTTTCGGAGATTGCAGCCAGGGCAGAGTAATTGAATGTTTGACGGATGGTTTGATCCGCCCCGCGATACCGGAATTATGTGGTCAATATGCTCACCAGCGGACTTCAGGCCGATTGCGCACCATCCGCATTTGCCGTTTTGACTTCGGCGAATTCTGTTCACGTCATGATGTGAAAAGTGACCACTTGCGCCCTTTAGTCTCGCTTTTCTGCGTCGGCTGGCGGCCTTAAGCGCGTTCCTGAAATTTGGATCGTTCCGATATTTCGCGCGGTTTTTTTCCTGCATCTCTTCTCGGTTTGCTCGATAATGATCCCGCTTCCTTTTCATATCTTCTTCACGGTGCGCCTTGTACCGCTCGCGAGATACCTGAATATTCTTTTCTCGGTTGGCCCAGTGTTTCCGGCGATCCATTTCCCTGCATTTTTCTATATTTTCGTCACGCCACGCCTTGACACGCGCCTTAATTGTTTCGGCATTGCGTCGATAATACGCGGCGTCCTTTTCGGCCTTTTTCGCGCTCAGGCACTCCAGGCATGATCCGTTTGATGTCAGCCGCTCGGATACATGGCCACGCTTGCACGGAATGCCGGATATGTACCGAACTCGACCCTCCGCCTTTGCCTCAGCGCGGGCCCTGCCGTCTCTCAGTCCGCGAGATTTCGTCATGCCGCCCGCCCCCCTACTCTTTGCAGAAGCCCCTGCACCTCGCCACCGATGCCAAGCCCCCAGGCCTCGGCCTGTAACCACGCCCGCGCCTCCGGCCAACCGTCGCCGCCCAGTACATGCGGCGCGTGGTGCGCGGCCCACATGTACGCGTCGAGCCTGTCGGCGAACTTGAGCCATGCGATATCGTGGGCGCCTAAAGGCTTGCACGCACCCCAGATACCCTCAACCGCCTCGGTCTCGCACTCGGCAAGAAAAAGCGCCCCGTCCGCGCATCGCATTTCCATTGCGCGCATGGTGGGGAACGGCACATCCCCCACCACGCTCTCGCCGTCATCGTGAATCAGCGCGGCCCGTATCAGGTCGCGCGACGGGCCGGGGTGCAGCGCGAGGATGATCCGCGCCACGCGCGCGCTGTGCCCGTCGATCCGGTCGCATGTGTGGGCGAGGTCTGGGTGAGTGTGCCAGCGCCTAACGAAGCCTGCGCGAAAGATTTTCAGAAGATCGATCATGGTCTCCGCCCCCCCCTGTCTCGGCGCGCGATTGCGCGCGTGAAAACCGCCGTGACGATGCGGTCGATATTCTCTGCCGAGATGCGACGGGTTTTCATGCTGCGTCTTCCGCGCCTTCCACCGCGGCCAGAAAGTCGAAGATGCTGGGCATCTCGACCTTGCGCGCGGCGGCCTCTACATATTTCAGCCCGTCGAGATAGTAGCCGTGGTTCAGTTCGACACCGATGCCCTTGCGGCCCAAGCGAAGCGCGCGATAAGGCACGGTCATCAGCCCGCCGAACGGGTCGAAAACCCACTCTCCCGGCTCGGTGAACTGCGCGATTGCCCGGTCCACGATGTCGTATTGCAGCGGGCAGAGGTGAAGCTCGTTGCCTTTCCGCTCCTGCTCCGCGTTGATGGTCATCATGCGCGCTACATCGGTCCACACATCCGGATGCATCGTGTGCGGTGGAAGGAGCATGAAGGTCGGCGGCAGGCGACCCTTCATTTCCAGGCTTTCGCCGATGGCGACGTGATGCTCGAAGTCGTAGACCTGCGACAGGCTGTGCTGCTTCCAGACCTTGTAGACTACATCCGCGTCGAGCCCGTCGAGGTCGCCCGGACGCAGTGCCCGGTTGCCGCTTGAGCGCATGAAACCATGCGCGTCGAGTTGCCAGCGCGCCCGGCTGTAACCGCCCTCGTTTCGCCAGTCCTTGGCCCCCGCATCCCATTCCTTCTTCGCCTTCTTCACCGGTCGGTCGGCATATCCGTTGCTGCGATCGGATGGCGGCTTGCGGAAAAGCAAGAGGTATTCGGGCACGCCGCACCCCATGCGTGTCCCGTCCTTGCATTGCTCGGTCCATCCGAGGCGGTAGGTCTGATTGTTCTCGCGAACAACGTCTGTCACGATGGTCTTCATGCCGAGGTATGCGAAGCCGTGCCGCTTGAACTCCATCACGCAATCCATGTGCAAAGTCGAAAGCGTCTGGAAGCCGTAGCCATTAATGCCACCGGGGATGATCCGATCCTTGACATGGATTGCGGCCACACGCCCCGGCTCCAGTACGCGCAAAAGGCCGGGGATCAGGTACTCCATCTGCTTCCAGAAGTGCTGATCGTCATCGGTGTGGCCGAAGTCGGCGTAGTTCGGGCTGTATTCGTATTGCGTACTGAACGGAATGCTGGTGACGATGAGTTGCACCGACCCACCGTCCATCCGGCGCACCTCGTCTACGCAGTCATTATTGATCACGCGGTAATCATCGCCGCGGCTCTCGATCCGCTTGACCCCCATTGAGCGGACAAGCTCCCTCTGCATCGCAATCTCGGTCAGCCCGTATTCGCGCACGATTTCCACCATTCTTGCCACCATCTCGCTATGCTGTTGCCATTTACGCTCCAGGGCGGAGCGGACGTTGCGCTCGCCTTCGGTGTAGATCAGGTCCACCCGAACCCTGCCCTTGCCCTGCCCGAACCGCCGGAGACGGTGGACAGCCTGAATGAAGTCGTTGAACTTGAAGCCGATGCCGAGGAAAATCGACCATGCGCAGAATCGTTGCAGGTTGGTACCGCTGCCCAGCATGATCGGCTTGGCGCCGATCTCGGCCACCTCGCCATCGGCAAAGCCGCCGATGATCCGCTCGCGATCTTCCAGGTCTTGCGAGCCGTAGACGGTGGCTATGGTCGGGATTGCCCGCTCCAGCGCGTGCCGCTCCGCCTCGAGGTCATGCCAGATGATGCGATGCGCCGCCGGGTCTTCTGCACGAAGTTCCATCATCTTTGCCAGCCGCCCGGGCAGGCTTTCGCGCTTCTCGGCCGCGACGCTGGACAAGTCCACTGCGTTGTCGGCGACAAGCCGAAACTGCCCCGACTTCTCGCGCGTCACCCGCTTGTCAATCGCCATCGGGATTTCATGCCAGCGCACGTCCAGCGGTGGCAGGATGTACCCTTCGTCTGAGAATGACAGGTCGAGGTCAGAAGGTTTCGTGACGAAAAGCGCCCATGACGCAACCCAAAGCCAGAACTCTCGCTCCTTGTGGGTCATGATCGTCAGTTTGTCGGCCTTCTCGCTGTTGCGCTTGAAAAACCGCGTCTTGGCTTGGCCGATATCCATGACGCCGAGGAAGCCCGCGTAGGACAGGAGCTCAATGTAGTCGTTCGGGCTGGGCGTTGCCGTGGCGACGAACCGGAACGGCACGTTCCCGAACGTGCGAATGAACGTACGGAATGTCTTGGTGCCGCCCATGCCCCGCAGAATTGCGGCCTCATCCAGACTGACCGCCTCGAATTGCTCGGGGCTGATCTTGCCGTCGCGCACACTTTCGTAGTTGGTCAGGTAGACCGCAGGCCCGTCGATTTCCGCATCCGACTTGATGAACCGCAGGTCCACCGCAAAGTCGCCGGTGAAGAACCGGCGTGCATCGGCGAAGAATTCCCGCCGCACCCCGAGGGGCGCGACGATGAGGCAGGGCCGCCGTCGCGCGGCGAGGATGACGCGCATCGCCTCGATCTGCGTCGAGGTCTTGTGCAGGCCGAAGTTTGCGAACCATGCGCGCCGCCCCCCGTTCATACCCCACGCCGCCATGAGGCGCGTGTGGGGTTTGAGCGCGGGGTTGAGGTCTTCGGCGCGCACGTCGAGCCCGTTGTATTTCGGTGCAATGGCGGCCTTGGCCTTGAGGAAGTCGGGATAGGTCTGATCAGACATCCTGCAATTCCTCCGCGCTTGCCCGGATGCCCATGAGCACCGCCGACAGGTTAAGATGCGCATCTTGCTGGATCGGCTCGACCCGCGCGCCCTCCGCCAGCGCGGACAACGCGACATCGCCCTTGAGCGCCGGCAGGGCTCGCGCCAGAAGGTCAGACGAAAGCATGAACCGAGCGCTGCCGATGGCCTCGGCCGCGGTCTCTGCCCGACCTGCCGCCGTGACGCCCGAGGCGGTCTTGCCGCCGCGGATCACAACCGGCTGACCCGGTTCCGCGATGAATACGAGCCCGCGCCCTTTCTTGCGCACCTCGTCTGCGCCACATGTCGCCACCCTGATCGCCGCGGCAAGATCGTCCTCTGGGGCGGTCAGGAACGGATCGGCCCTGCCGAATCCCTCGATCACGCGCCACACGTCCGGGAACGACCCGTCAATCACCTTGCCCCACATGCGCAGCCCGGCTACGGACGCCGTCCAGCCGCGCTCGGAGATGGCGAGACTGACGGTATCCATGCCTTCCGCCGCGTCGCAGATCAGCGCCACCGCCTCGCGCGGCAGGATGCCGCCCTTGCCGATATCGGGCGCATCCGGTAACTGCGCGACGTGCAGCCCGTAGCCATCCGTCCCGTGCGCCTCTACGACCCCGTCGCGCGTCGACAGGTTGACGCCTTGCAGGTAGTAGCGGGTTTCCTCGGTCGACGCCGCCGCAACGCAGAACCGCAGAGCGCGCGCGAGCGTGCCCGCGTCCATCTGCACGGGCGCATCATCGATCGGGCGATAGTTCGGGTAGTCTGCCGCATTGGCGGCGGAAAGGGCGATGCGCGATCGCCCGGCGGAGACCTTGACCGCCTCGCCCTCCATCTTGAGCGTGACACTTTCCGACTTCGTGGCCGAGACGAAAGCGGCGAGCGGCGCGTGAGGGATCAACGCCACACCCTCGGTTTCGACCTGTGTCGCGATGTTCGCCTCAAGAGTCAAGTCGCCGTTGGAGCCGATCAGCGTAACGCTGCTGTCGTTGGCGACGATCTTGATGTTACTCAGGATCGGCCACGGCGACTTCTGCGGGATCACGCGGCCAGCGGTCTTGAGTGCGGCGCGGAATGCCGCGGCTTCGACGGTGAAAATCATGCGCAATCCTCCCGCACGTCGCCCATGCTTTCCAGCACGGGCGCGCAGCCCGGCTTTTCGGTGATGATGGTAAAATAGTCCATGTCACTTGATCCTCAGCATGATGCCGGGCTCACCGGCATTGAGTTCGGCGCCGGGAACGTCCTGCCCGGCTTCCAGCGATTTCTTGATTGCGGCGGTATCCGGGCTGACCTTCGTCACGGTCATCTGAGACGGGATCAGGGTTTCATCGGTGATGCGAAGAGACATGCGCGGTGTCGTGCGGCTGACCGTGCCGAGCTGGTGCACGACCTTCTTCTGCCCAATGGCATCGAGAAGCATTCCGAGCGTCTTGTTCGCGGCGCTCTGCTGCGTGGCGAAGCGTTCGGCGCGGGCGCGGTAGGTTGCCGCGATCTCCTTCATCGCCTTTTCGGTTTCGGCGGCCTCGACACGCCACATGATCATCTTGCCGATCACGTCCATGGCGTCGGTTTCGCCATCGAGCGTGTCCAGAAAGGTCACGTTATCGAAGTCGTCGCCGAGCATATCGCGGATCATGCCTGCGGCCGCCCGGATCTCGGGGATGTTGATGAAGTTCTTCATGTCTCAGTGCTCCTTTCTCGCGCCGTCGATCCAGGTCGACCCGTCGCGCAGGGTGTAGGTGATGGTTTCGGCTTCCGGGTCCGCGTCTGTTTGCTCGCCCGGCACGATCGCGGGCAGGAACAGGTGCGCCGGGCAGTCCGCGCCGTCCCGCTGCCGGGCAGGCGTTCGTGGTTCGTCGAACCGCTCGCAGTGGCCGTTGCCATCCTCTCCGAACGTCCAGTGTGCGCAGGTCCGGCAGGATCGCAGGGCAAAGGCGCCCTCGAAGCAGATGGCACGATGATCGCAGAACCGGCAGGGGGGTGTGGCGGCGATCTTCTCCGCCTTCTTCTCGGTCGTGGCCTCGCCCAGCATCCCGAGCGGCGGCTCGTGATCCTCTACAGCGCGCATGACGCGAGCTTCCTGCCGGGCCGATTCCTCGCCGTCGAAATGCAGCCGCTCGGCAAGCAACTCCATCGTGTCAGCGTTCTCCGCGATGTAGAGCCCGCGGTCGATGCCAAGCCCGGCCATGCCGGCGTGCAACTGGTGCCAGTGCTCGGGCTTCTTGTCGCGCAGCCCGTGCTTCTGGATTGCCCGCCAGTCGGCGGCCTTGATGCACTTGATTTCAACCACGTGCGCGGCTTTCGGCGCCTCCGGCACGCCACGGGCGATGCCATCGGCCCTGCCGCGCAACCAACCGCTCGCCAAGGATATCCGCCATTGCCTGCCGGTCACCGGGTCCGCGTCCTCGACATCGATCCCGGCGCGGCGCATGTCCGCGATGATGCGATCCTCTGCCGCGTTGCCGCGCTGGAAGATGCGCAGTTTGCGCCCGGTCATGACTTCAGGCGCACTGGCCCAGCGAAGATCAAGCCATAGCTTGCGGTCGCAGGGCGAGCCCAGCGCCGACGCGCTGATGCCGTAACCGGTATAGACGGGCCGTTCGGCATGCTCCGCCTCGATGGCGGCCATGATCGCATCGACCGTCTGTTGCGGGGGTTCGGGGATAGCAGCAGCCATCACGCCACCCCCCTCCGCTGCGCCAGCATGGCGCTGAGGTGATCGCGGCTGAGATAAGCGGTCATGTTCCCGCAGGCGTCGCAGTAGAGCGTGCCCGCGTGTATCCCGACCGGCTTCGTGCTGACCCTGGCCAGCGTATGCCCGCAGGATCGGCAGGCGCGGAATGCGCCGGCTACGCAGGTGATTTCCACCTTCGTGCCATCTAGCGGGGCAAAGATACTCTGTGCCATTGAAGAGACCTCCATGGCTTTCATCGGTTATGGAGTAAGAGCGCGCGGGACGGGTTCGACAATCAGGCCGCGCGCCCGGTCAGGTCAGTTTGCTTTCTGCCACGGCTTACGGGCTGCGCCCGCGTTGCTGGCCGGCGCGGATTTTGCCATCGCGGGCACCGAGTTCAGCGGCTTGTATGCCGTGATCCGGTTGCG